TGCCAATGATTAAACGTTGGGAGACCATGTCTGAATCAATAGAGTGACGGGTTACTTTTGTAACCAATGATAAGAAACCGAATGATTTCATAGCTCGAATTGTTGAAGAGTTCGTCATGTTGATGAACGACGATATCAGAGACTTACACCCTCTAAGTATCGAAGAAACAATCGAACGATCAAATAAACCTTCACAACAATTACAGCTACGAGCCGTATTTGAAATCATCGGTGTAGAACCACGTCAATTGATTGAGTCATTTAACAAGAACGAACCAGGCATGAAGTCTTCCCGTATAATATCAGGATTTTCTGATATCCTTTTCATATTAAAGGTATCTAGATACACATTAGCTTATTCTGATAAAGTTTTACATGCTGAACATAATAAACATTGGTATTATCCAGGTAGGAATCCAACTGAAATTGTTGATGGTGTTTGCGAATTCACAAGTGAGTGTGATGGAGAAGTAATTGAAACCGACTTCTCTAACCTTGATGGTAGAGTTTCTGGATGGATGCAGAGAAACATAGCTCAAAGGGCAATGATTAATGCATTCTCCTCAGAGTATCGTGATGAAATAATATCATTCATGGATACCATCATCCACTGCCCCGCCAAAGCAAAACGTTTTGGTTTCCGTTACGATCCAGGGATGGGAGTCAAGAGCGGCAGCCCAACGACCACACCACATAACACACAATACAATGCTTGCGTTGAATATACAGCGTTAAAATTTGAATATCCTGATGCATTACCAGAGCACTTGTTCCGTATGATCGGACCTAAATGCGGCGATGATGGTCTCGCGAGAGCCAGCATCCAGAAATCAATCAACAAATCCGCACGTGCTTATGGATTAGAACTAAAAGTCGAAAGATACAATCCCGAAATTGGATTGTGTTTCCTTTCCAGGGTATTCATTGATCCACTATCAACAAACACTACAATGCAGGATCCGCTACGCACATTAAGAAAACTGCATCTTACAACAAGAGATCCAACTATCCCATTAGCCGACGCCGCTTGCGACCGCGTTGATGGTTACCTCTGCACCGATGCAATAACCCCACTTATTAGTGATTATTGTAAAATGGTGCTACGACTGTACGAACCGAAGTCCTCTTCTTTGGAGATTAGGAATAAACGGCGCAGCCGGAATAGAGAGAAACCCTATTGGTTTACATGTGATGGATCTTGGCCACAGCATCCGCAAGACATCCCCGCGATGAAGCAAATATTAATTAATCGAACTGGAATTGACGAAGATCAGGTAGATAAGCTCATCGGTCGATTTACCGCTATGGTAGATGTCTGGGAGCCCTTCACCTACGACACCGAAAACAACGGTGCAGCCCACACGATTGATGAAGAAGGTATAGTACCTGGCTCCGTGGACGAATCGTTTACCAAACTAAACGAAGCAAAACAAGCTCGCGCAAACGCAGGAAATTCCCGAACCAAACACAAGAGTGACAATGGACCAAAAGAACAACCTCGAACAACTAA